TCAGCGCGCGGCGCTTGTCGTCGGGGAGCTTGTCGAGGGCGCCATCGAGGGCGTCGTCGTAGCGCTTGGCGATGCTCTCTTCTGCATCAGCCCGCTGATCTGCTCGGCCAGCTTTTCGTCGTCGACGATATCCTTGACGTCGTCGCTGTTCAGGTGGGTGGGTTTCTCCTGGGCGTCGCGGTAGGTCGATTTGCTGGATTCGATCAGCTCCACGTAGCCGAAGAGGTCGTAGCCATGATCCACGGCGCCCTGGGCGTCCATGAGGTCGACGAGCTTGGCTTCGTCCGAGTCTTCGGCGAGCTTGCCCGATTTGACGTCGTCGCGGATGCCCTGGATGAAGTCTTCGGCGGCCTTCTCGCCGACCGTCTGGTCCTTGTCGATCTTCGTCTGCATCACGCCATCGCCGGTGAAATCGGGGATGTCGTAGGTGTCGCGGATCTCCTCGGCGCTCATCCCTTCGGTCTCGGGCTTGGCGTCGATATTGGCCTTGGCGTCGCTGGCGGCATCCTGCGTGGCGTCGCTGGCCTTGCGTTCGAGGGCGTCGTGAATGGCCTCCAACCAGCGGGCGCTGCCTGGCGCAAAGGGGGTGTCGGCGGGGTCGATCGAGGACTTGTCTGAGACGGGCGTGGGCATGGCGGGGTTCCGGCTGTTGCGGTGACTATTGCTGTTGTCACTCCAGTGTCATTTTCTTCTGTCTCGATCAACTGATAACCGGTAACGAATTGCAGCGTTTTGAGGGGAAAGGGTGTCGTCGGTGCGCTTGTGGTGCGACCTCGCCGCCGCGGGGGCGGCGGGGTCGGTGACGTCGCTCTCAGCCGCAGAGCGCTTCGCAGGGGGTGCCGTCGCCGTCGCCATCCAGGCGCGCGTTGCCGCACTGGGTCAGGTGGTAGCGGGCTTCTTCGCAGGAGCGCATCTTGCTGCAGGTCTTGCGCGGGGTGCAGCTAAAGGCGGCCGCCGCTGCGCGATCGGGGTCGAGCGGGCTCGAATCCCGGCCCTTCGTCCAGGCCGGCGCCTCGGCGCTGCTGCGATCTGCTGTCTTCTCTTCGTTCTTCCCTTCGCCCTTCTCTACGGCCTTCTCTACGGTCTTCTCTTCAGTCTTTCCCTCGCGCTGGCCGTTTGAAGTATCGCCTTCGACATAGGGGTTGCCGCTGCCCTGAATCCTGGCGATGCGGCGGTTGCGTTCGCGCTCCCAGGCGCTCACCGGGTCGGCCTTGGCCCAGGCCTGGAAGAGCTGCTGCTGTTGCCGCCCGATCTGGATGCCGTAGGTGTCGCGCATGTACCAGTAGGTGCGGGCGATATCGCCGCGCACCGCCGCGCACCGCCGCCGGCGGTTCGAAGGTGCGCTCGGGGAAGTCGACCTTGGCCGGGCACTGGCCGTACTGGTAGGCGTCGGCGCTGGTGGCCATGCCGTAGCGCATGTTGGAGCGGTCGCCGTTCACTTCGCCCACCGAAGGCACCAGGTTGACCAGGTCGGCCTCGGCCTGACGAAACACCGGGTCGTTGGCGCGGCAGTGGCGGCGCCCGCCTTCTTGCCAGCACTGGCGCTGCCGGCCGAAGTCGTAGGCGGGCATGACGTGCTCCCACTCGATGCGCGCGGCGCGCTTGGGTTGCTTGCGAATCCGGTAGCCGCAGCTGGCGAGGTCCGGGCCTTTGTCGAAACGAGGTGCAGCCGCAGTAGAAGGTGCGGTCCTGGTCGACGACGTAGATCTCGTTTTCCGCCAGGCGCTTGGCGGCGGAGAGAAGGAGCTGGGCGGCGCGGCCAGCGCCGGCGGGGTGGCCAGGGTGGCCAGGTGGTCAGGATCGTCAGTAGGCAGAGCGCGACCAGGGCATGGGAGAGGCGGACAACGAGAGGGGGTAGAGCGAAAACAGCGCGCATGCTTGATTAGAACCAATTGATTTAGCGAGCGCGCATTGTAGAGGTCTGGCCGCGGTGGTGCATGCCGGGGTGGGGCGGGGGATGCGATAACGCGGGCGGCGGTGGGTCAAAGCGCCCGCGGTGTCGTGTCGGGGTGTCACGTAGCGGCCTGTGTCCGAGGGGCAACAAAAACGGTCAGGGATGGCCGCCTGGCGCGCCTATGCTAAGAGACGTCGCCGATCATCCTTCGGCAGCCAGGGGCCTTCGCCATGAAAATACCGTTAGGTGAGTTTATCGGCAGTGTGAAAGAGGAGCTGCGACACGCGCAATCGGATGACGATCCCTTCTATGAGCTGACGGATGTCGAGCTGGAGGTCGCCTTTGCGATGACCAGTGAGGCAGGGGGCGGGTTCAAGGCGGTGGTGTTCGATGTCAGCGGGAAGGCGTCGGAGACCGCGACCCACCGCGTCCGACTGAGGCTGTCGCCGTTGCCCGTGGGGCCCTCGGGGGGGCCAAGAGAGGGGGCGGCGTGGGGCTCGGAGCTGCAAGGCGCCAGAGAGCGACTGGTGGGCGCCTTGAAGCAGACGGAGGCGATGACAGCCTACGGCGGCAACGCGCCCCTGGAGGAGTACCAGGAGGATCTGCGCAAAGTGCTGGAGACCGTGGATGAGGAGCTGAAAAGACGTACGACCGGGCCCAAATATCGGGCAAGGGGCAAGTGATCGCTGTCGGGGCCGGCCGAGAGAGAAGGCGTCTGGCTGGTCGTGTCACCCCCCGCGCAGCTCGCAACTGAGCTGGGTGAGGTAGCCGTTGTCGTTGAGGCTTTCGGTGGTCTGGGTGACCAGCCAGGCGCGTTCGTCGATCCCGGCCTTGAAGCCGCGCAGGGTGAGCGGGGTCTCGGGGCTGAGGTCGGCGCGGCCGTGGGCCAGGGTGAGGTCGAGACTGGCCTGGCCGCGCTGCAGACGGCGCCATTCGGCCTCGGCGGCGTGGCGGGCGTCGGCGGCGCTGGCGTAGGTGTCGCGCAGGGTCTTGGGCTTGGCCTCACTGCCGACCTGAACCGCCTGACGCTCGGCCCCGGCGGTGTCGTTCCAGTGCGCGATCACCCCGGTGTGGTCGTCGCGGTCGCTCTGGGTGAAGCGGTGGCGGTCGCCGTCGCGGCGGGTGAGGACGACGCCGGGCAGGGCCAGGCCGCTGGCGCTGAGCCCTTCGCCGGCGCGGGTGAAGAGCAGGTGGCCGGCCTTGATCGTGGCGATGGCGTCGAAGCGCTGGCCGAGCCGGGTGAGGAAGTTGAGGTCGGATTCGTCGGTCTGGTCGATATGTTCCAGGCGGATGCCGGCGAGGGTGTCGCCGACCACCGGGGTGAGGTCGTGGCGCGCGGCGAGGGTCTCGATCAGCTGGGCGAGGGTGAGATCGTGCCAGGATTGCGAGCGCTTGCCGGGGAGCTGCTGGCGCAGGTTGGCGGCGCGGGCGCGCAGCTGGAGACGGTCCGGGGCGCCGCTGTGTTCGACTTCGTCGACGATGAAGGTGCCGCGGCTGGCCAGGCCGCTGGCGTGCCAGCCGAGGGCGAGTTCGAGGGTGGCGCCGTGGGGCGGCAGCGCCAGGCGGCCGTCGTGGTCGGCGAGGGTGAGGGTGAGCTGGTCGGCGTCGCCGCCACGCTGGCGGGTGAGGCTAAGGGCGATCAGCCGGCCATTGACCCGCGGGGTGATGTCTTCGCCGCCCAGGCTGAGGCGGTAGTCGGGGCGCGCGGTGCCGAGGCCGGGCGGGCCGAGGCGCGGGTCGCCGCTGCGTGGGGCGCTCATGCGTAGGCTCCGCTGAAGCGCGAGAGGCTCTCGGCGGTGAGGCTGCCGAGCAGGTCGAGGCGGGTGTCGTCGACCCGTTCCAGGCTGAGGCTGAAGTCGAGCTTGCCGGCGGCGCCGTCGCGGTGGAACTGGCTGGCGGTCTCGTCCACCTGGGTGATCACCCACAGGCCGTACTGGCGCCCGGTGCCTTCGATCAGCGGCCAGGCGTCGCCTTGGCTTGCCATCTGGCGCAGGGCGTCGAGCTCGAGACGCCCACCGGTGAACGCCGGCAGCAGGGTGCCGCTGAGGGTCAAGGTGTCGCTGCCCGGGCCGAGATATTGATAGGCCGGGCGGGCGCCGACCCGGGATTGGGCGGCGTGGCGCCAGGCGCTATTGCGCTGCAACTGCTGGTAGGGCACCGAGCGCGTTTCAAAGACGAACATACCGAGGGCCATGAGCATGGTGCTCTCCTGTGATCTGGTGGGGCCGCTTAATCCCGATCCCACATCGATGAACGTTGATACGCGGCCCGCTCTCGCTGCGCCTGCTCGAGGGCGCGCTGCACCTCTTGGGCGACCTGGCGTGCCAGGGCGTTTTCGTCCATGCCGGGGGCGGCGTGGATATGGATGTCGCCGATCTGGACGCGGTTGTCGCTGGCCGGGGGCGGGCCGCCGGCGGTGAGCGGGGCGCGGGTATCCAGGGTGATCGGGGTCGGCCCCAGCAGCGCGAGTTCGGGCGCGAACGGTGGCTGCGCGCTGGCGGGGACGGCGGCGGCGGCCAGGGTGAGCCCGGCGCCGGCGCGGACGACGTCGCGGGCGATGGCGACCATGCGCTGGATGGGCTCGTCGCGCTGGCGCTCGATCCCCAGCGTCAGGCCGTCCACGGTATACCCGCCGAGCTTGGCGAACTCGCGGGAGGGCGACTGGATACCGAGGCGTTCTTTGAAGCTCTGGAGGGCGCTCTGGGCCAGGCTGCTGGCGCCTTCGACCACGTAGTTCTTGCCCGCTGCCAGCCGATCGCCGACGGCGCGGGCGCCTTCGCTCGCTTTCTCCTTGAGCGATTTCAGGCCGTCGCCGGCGTCGCTGGCCAGCGAGGTGACGCGATCGGCGGCCTTGCCCGCCATCTCTTTGCCGCTGCCCCAGAGGTTGCCGGGCAGCGACTTCAGATAGTCGATGGCGGCGTCCCACTTCTCCTTGAGCTGCCCCATCAGGTCCCAGTCGGTGACCAGTTTGACGACCGCGTCGATGGCGCGGCCGGGGGCCGTCTCGAACCAGTTCCAGAGCTCGGTGATGCCTTTCCAGGCGCTCTTGAGGCCGTTGACGATGGCGTCCGAGAGGGTGCTCATGCTGGCCGGCACCTCGATACCGAGCTTGTCGAGGGTGGCAACGATGCCCTGATAGATCAGCCCCAGCGGCGACCAGTTGGCGAGCAGCTGCATGACGCTGCCGATGCCGCCGGCGAAGGCGTCCTTGACCTGCTGCCAGCGCTGGCTGAACCACTCGCTGATCGCGCCCCAGTGGCGGTAGATCTGGTAGGCGGCGACGCCGAGGGCGGCGACCGCGGCGACGATGGCGAGGATCGTCAGGCTGGCGGGGTTGAGCCCGAGCAGGGTGAGCACGCCGCTGAGCGCGGTGAGCGGGGCGAGCACGGCGCCGATGCCGCTGGCGAGCAGGCCAAGGGTGGCGAGCATGCCGCCGAGCACGCCGAGGAACTGGGTCAGCAGGGTGGTCAGTTCGGGGTTGTCGTCGATCCAGCCGGCGATGCCGCGGGTGATCGCGGTGATGGCCTTGACCAGGTCGCGCAGGGCGCCGTCGTTGGCGGTGGCGAAGGCGATGCTGGTCTCTTCCCAGGTCGCATGCAGGTGGTCGAGGTCGCCGCTCAGGTCGTCCACCTCGCGGCGGGCGGCGCGCAGGTTTGTGCCGCTGAGATCGGGTACGCGGGCAGCGGCCGGCGTGACGATGTTCGGTGCGGCGTTGGCCACCGCGGGCACGCCGGCGGCCCGTGCCGGGGCGCTGACCTGGCGCGCGGCGCTGAGGCGTTCGGCATGGGGGCCACCGATCTGGGCGCCACCCGTCACGGCTACGCCGGTATCGGGGCCACCGGTATTGGCGCCGCTGGCGCGGCGTCTGCTGGCACTGAGCACATCGGCGAAGCGGGCCATGGCGCCCTGTTCGGCGAGGTCGACCCCGGCCTGGCGGGCCAGCGCGCTGGTGCGGATCACGCTCGCGACCAGCTCACGGCCGTTGGCCTGGGCGAGCCGCACCATCTCGCCGAGGGAGGCCTGGATCGCCGCCGGGCTGACCTGGCGCTCGAGCAGCGCGGCCTGGGCCGCGGCGATCTGGGTAGCGCCGAAGCCGGATTGGGTGCCGAGCTCGCGGGCCTGCTGGGCCAGTGCCTGGGCGCGCGGGTCGTCCCGGGTGAAGCCGCCGGCGCGGCGCACGTGGCGCTGCTCGCGCTGGAAGGCCAGGGCGGGGCCGAGCAGGGTCTTGGCGCCCTGGATCAGGCTGTCGAACCCGAGCCCGCCGCTGGGCAGCTCGGCGGGCTGCGGTCTCGGGCGAGCACGCGCCGCGGTCGTCGCCGCAGTTGTCGTAGTCGTCGTAGTCGCCTCGAGAGACGGCGCGGAGCTTGCCGTGGGCGCCGGCGGCGGTAGCGCGCGTCTGGCCTGGGCGACCCGGGCCGCCGCCGGCGGCAGTACCGGGGCGGCGGCGGGGGCTGGCAGCAGGCGCTGCTGGCGCACCATCGTCTGGCGCAGCTGATCGAGGGCGTCGCGCAGGCGGGCGCTATCCCGCCAGGTGTGGTCAGCGACGGCGGTATCGGCGCCGACGGTACGGGCCGCCGGGCGGGTGAGCCGGGGCTGCTCGCGGCGCAGGCGCGTCAGCGGGGCGGTGAGCTTAGCGACGCTGGTGAGCAGCGCCGGGAGGGGGAGGTTGCGCGCCATGGGGGGCCTCGTTCATTGAGCGTTGGCGGGCGCGCTCGCGCCATTCCATCAGTTCGCGCAGGCTGAAGTCTGCGCAGTCCGTGGGGGTCCAGTGGAAGACGATGGCCAGGTCGGCCATCGCATCCTCCACCTGGGCCGGCAGCGCGATCTCGGCGGCGCCGCGGGGTGTCAGGCGGTTTCGCCCCGCGCCCGCTTCGAGAGCAAAAAACCGGCGATGTCGCTGCCGCACTGGACCAGGTCGGCCGGGTCCATCTGGCGCGCTTCGTGCTCGGTCAGGCTGGGCTGGGAGAGCCGCGGGATCAGCTTGATCAGGGCGTCGGTCTGCATCTGCAGCACGTCGGCCAGGTTGACCCCGCGCAGCTCGCCGGCGCTCGGCTTGCGCAGCACGATCTCGTCGATGCGCTGCTCGCCGCGCACGATCGGCGTGTCCAGGGCGATGGTGACGCGGGTGCCGTCGGCGGCAGTCTTGTCAGCGGCCGTCTTGGCGGCGGTATCAGCGTTCTGGGCTTGGCTCATGGGTGTCTCTCGGTGGTGATCGTGGGTGACCGTGGGTGATCGGGGTGACGCGGCGCGCGGGCGACGTCAGCGGCGGGGAGGCCACCGCTGACGGGGGCGCGGCTTAGATACCCAGCGCCTGGCGGCGGCGGGCCAGGCGGTCGTCGCCGTTGACCTTGAACACGTAGTTGGGCAGGTCGATCTCGATCTTGGTCACCCCGCCGATCACCAGCTTGTAGTAGCTCAGGGTGCTGGTGATCTTGTGCTCGGTGTTCTCGCCATCCTGGGCGTCGCCGAAATCGATCTCGGTATGGCGGCCGCGCATCACCACCTCCACCGCGACCACTTCGTCGGTGTCGTCACGCTCGTAGCTGCCGGTCATGCGCAGCAGGTCGGCGTCGAGGCGCGAGGCGCCGAAGTTGTCGAAGATCGACTCGACCAGGCCGCCCACCGTCCACTGGCAGGTCATCAGGCCATCCATGCCCATGTCGATGCCGACGCTGCCGTCCATGCCGCCGCCGCGCCACTCTTCGATCTTGCGCGTGAGCGTGGGCAGGGTGACGGACTGGATCTGGCCCTGGTAGTTGTCGCCGTTGCCGAACAGGTTCAGCGCTTTGAGTTTCTTGGGAAGTGCCATCGATCAATGCTCCTCAGGGGTCTCGGGGCCGAACCGGCGCTCAGGCGCTGGCCGCGACGCGGCTGGCGAAATCGGCGAGATAGGTGTCGGTGATGCGCTGCTGGAAGCCGAGATCCTCGAGCGGCGGCACCGGGGTGTCGTAATCGATGCGCAGCTTGCCGGCCTTGAGGCTCTCGCGGGTGTTGAGCGATTCGTTGAGCCAGGCGCGGCCATCGATGATCAGCCCCAGCGCCTTGAGCTCGGCGAACTTGGCGTTGATGCCTTCGATGATGTCGCGGGCCAGCGAGGCGTGCAGCGGCTTGTCCACCGCCCACAGATGCGCCTCGGCGATGTGTCGGCGAGGATCTGGGCGGTGCGGGTGTAGTTCTCGAACGGGAACAGCGACTGCGGACCGGCGCAGGTGCGTGAGCCCCAGAAGCGGAAGCCGCCCTGGTTGACCAGGGTGGTGACATCGGCGGCGTTGAGCAGGCCGGCATCGGTGGCGGCGGACTGCAGATCCCAGAAGACGTCGCGGTCGATCCCGGTGACGCCGTTGACGACCACGTTGGAGAGCGTCTTGTGCCAGCCGATCTCCTGGTCGAGCTTGGCGCGCAGGCCCAGCGCCACGGCCACCGGGCTGCGCGGAGCAGTGGCGGCGGTATCGGCATCGAACGCCTCGAAGCGCGGCCAGATCAGCATCAGCTCGCGGGCGCCGAACTGGTCGCGGTAGGCGGTGGCGTCGGTCAGCGTCTCGCAGTCGTGGGCGTAGGCGTAGCCGAAGGCGCGCAGCGCCTGCAGCACCGGCACCAGGGCGGTGGTCACTTCCGGGGTATCGAGTTCCGGGCAGCCGATCAGGCGCGGGGTCACGCCGAGCTTCTGCTTGGCGGTCATCAGCGCCTGCAGGCCGGTGCGCTGGCCGCTGTCGGTGGTGGTGCCGATCACGTTGGCGCTGGTTTCGGTGGCATCTGCGCCTTCGGCAACGCGCACCACGACCACGATCGGCCGCGCCTGTTCGGCGATGGCGCTGAGGGCACCTTTCAAGGTACCGCTGCTGCCGGCCTGGCCGATGGCGGTGGCGATATCGGTGACCAGCGCCGGGCGGTCGAGGGGGAAGGCGGTCGCATCGGCGTCGGCGGCGGTGGCGACGATGCCGATCACCGCGGTGGAGATCGTGCGCAGGGTGCGGGTGCCGTCGTTGACTTCCGAGACGCGCACGCCGTGATGGTATTGGTCGAGTGCCATGAGGGGGTCCTGATCAGGGTAACGGGGCTGTCAGGGGCTCATGGTGTGGGGGATGGTCGTCTGGGGCGAGCGGGTGGCGGTGTAGAATCTATAAGGACAGCTATTATTTGGCGCTGCCCGTGGTGTCTCCCAATTCAAGAGGGAACGAGGAATGGGTCAGGTGGTTATCATCAAGTTTTTTGATCCTGGGCATGGTCCAGGGGCCATGATCAATTTAATCGTCAGTGAGTCTGATGCCGAAGCCATTCGTAATTTCGATGAGTTTGATGCTCAGCTGCCGTTGCCGAGTTTGCCCGGTGTGGCAGTGAGATTCCGAGATGGTCGAGTGGACTTCACTGTCTTCAAAGAGAGGGGTCAAGCAAGAAGCTATACATGTAGTGACGCGGAGTTGTCTGAAAGTCTAAGCAATCCAGAAAATCGCATACCAGATGAGTGAGTTTTGAACTTAAAGTGCTCCATCTCTCACATGGGCAGAGGCTATCCATGGCGCTCCGATCGAGACTCGTCTATACCAGCGGGGCGCGGGATCTCCCCGCCTTCCTGATGACCCAATCTAGCCGAGGTGCGATATGTGGCGCAGCATGATGATGGCCGGGGTGCTGGCGCTGGGCGCGTTGCCGATGGCAGCCCTGGCGAACAGTGAGATGCCGGCGGCGGTGAAGGCCGAGGTGAGCGATGCCTGCGTGATCAGCGATGCAACCACCGGCCTCGCGCCTCGCCACGCCAGCGTGAAGGGGTGGTTACCGGGAGAGGTGTGGCTGGTGCCCTGCACCATCGGCGCCTATCAGACGGGTTACGAGGCGGTGTTCGCCCCGGACGGTGGGACGCCCCGTGCGCTGCTGTTCGCGCTGTGGCGGGACGGGAGCTGGACCGGCACGCGGACGCTGTTCGACCCCGAGTTCGATGCGCAGCGCGGCACCCTGCACGACCGCTACAAGGATCGCGGCGCCGGTGGCTGCGGCGGCGAGCGCACCTGGGTGTGGCAGGGCAGCGACTTCCAGTTGACCGAGTACCGCGCCCAGCCGAACTGCGAGAGCGGGCAGACGCGGTATCCGGTGGTCTTCGAGGCGAAGTGACGCCGAGCTAATCTCTGTACGAAAACTACCTGCGCTCGGCAATACGGCGTTAAAAATCGGCTCACTGAACAACGTTCAGAACGTCCGTAGGACGGCCCGGAGGGTGAGCGGAGCGAGTCACATGCTCATTTACACCCCGTAAACTCCGCGTTTTCGCCGATTTTTGCCTTGTCTTGCCTTCGCTCGCTGAATTTTCGTAAAGAACCTAGGTCGCGGCCTCCCCCCACCCCACCGCCTCGATCGCCTCGCGGTCGCCGGCGGCCTCGGCGTCGGCGATGGCGTCCTTCAACTGCCAGGAGTGGGCCAGCAACCCCTGCTTGAACGCCTTAGCGGCGTCGGTGAGCGCGATCATCTGCGCCGGGGTGAGCGAATAGACGGTGTTCGACTGCGCCCGCAGCGCCATGCTGGCGTCGGTGTCGCCGCGGCGGCGCGGCGGTCGCGGGCCTCGATCGCCAGCCCCAGCAGGTTGGCTTCGTCCTCCTCCGGGCGGGTCTGGATCACATCCTCGCTGCCATCGGGCAGGGTGTAGGGCATGCCCGCGCGCAGGGCGGCGGCCAGGGCCGATTCGATCATCGCGCGCTGGCGGTTGGCGAGCGTGGAGATGGGCTCGATCCGGTCGGGAATCTCTTCTCCGCTGGCGAGGATCGCGGCGTGGATTTCGCGGCCCAGGGGTTCGGCATCGTCCGGTGAGGCGGTGAACGGGATCCAGCCCAGCTCGGGGTGCTCGATCTCGCAGTCGAAGGTGCCGTCTTGATTTTTCAGAACATTCCGATATTTGTAGGTCATTCAAGCAATCCTCAAGAAAAGCGAGGCACCTCTCGCAGAGCCGGAAAGAGTCGCACCACCACCACATGACAACCAGGTGCCGGAAACCTGTTGTCCCTCGGTGATAGCAGGGCGCCCATCACTCAAGATGACGACTGCGGCGGTGATTAGGTTGGAGCCGCTATAAGTCTGGCCGGTATGTATGCCTTCGCCTTTACGCATCAAAAAGGCATAGGTACCGATCGCCAGCTTGGGGGCACTTGCCATTCTTTGCAGTGCCCAGTTTGTATCGCTGCTACCGGTGCCCAGCCGCGCTGTCGGCAGCGTGCCCGCGTTGAGGTTGGAGGCGTTGCGATAGTAGCTGCCATGCTGTCCATCGAGCTTGTCGGCATTGGCGGCACTGCCTGAGATATCAATCGCTGCCTTGCCATCCAGCAGTGAGGCGTCGATACCGCCTTTAGCAATGTCCAAGCGGCCGCTCGAGAGAACGCGAAATACCGTATCATCACCGACTTGGAAATAAAGGTGATGTCCGCTCGAAATCAGCAGCTTGTCACCATCGTTCTTTCCTAATGCGATTTCATTTGAGCTGGTTCTTATATGCCCGCTAGTCCTATTAAACTCGTAGCTTGTCGAACTGCCATCCCCGGCGCTGACTACCAGCCTGAGGTTCTTGGGGTTATTCTCGGCGCATTCGCTGTGAATGATGTTGCCGACAGCATCGCCGGTGAATCCAACGAACTGAGCGCTGCTGCGCCCAAATTTCACCTTTGAGTCGCCTGCAGTAACGCCCTGGCTGTAGGCCGTCAGTTGCCCCTTGACGTCCAACGTTGCCGTCATCGTGTCGTTGGCATCGCTGCGCAGCCATGATGCCGGCGCTAAGCTCCCCAGGCGGGCTGCGTTGACCGAATCCAGTTGGCTGCCATCGCCATACAGCCGACCATTGAAATGCACGTCCTTGGAGCGGTAGTAAAGGCGCATCGCGGCGTTGGCGGGAATGCCGTCATCCCCCACGGCACCCATGCCGATATAGCCATTGCCATTACCGACGTAGGTGAGATGGAGTGCCGCGTCGCCGCGCTGGCCGCTTTCGCCAATCGATAGCCCCGCACCTTGGGAGAGCGCGTTGTCGCCACTATTCGGCGAGTCGAGCGTCAGCCAAGGTCGGCTCTTGTTGAGCGTGACATCGACGTCAGAGGTGGAGTGGGTGTTGGTGGAGGTCCACACTTTTCGGTCGTTCGCCCACACCTCAATGGTGCCATCACCGCCACTGCGAATACCCGAGTCGTCGTCCCCGATCGCAATGGCTTTACCGTTATTGAATGACTTGCTGCCACTCGGCGCTGAACCGCCGACGCCGATGGATTGGCTGAAAGTTTCAGTCTGGTCTCTACGGGCTAGTCCTAGTGACGCCATGACATTGCGTACTTCGCCCGCCTCGGTCGGGCGCAAGAAGTTGTCGGCCCCCTCGGCGCTATTCCCGATACCTCTCGACGTCCGAAATAGCGCAAATTACCCGAGCCGGTATTCAGTGATGTGTACTCGGAACGCAACAGCGAGTTCTCACGTCCCGCTATTGTCTCGCTGAACGACGGAATACGGCGTCGAATTCAGCTCTAGATTCCGACCGTCCAGCTTGTCTGCGTCGACAGCCTTTTCGTTTCGGCCCAGCTTGCTCGAAGGGTCGAAATTGCCGTCATCCCAGACGGTACGGACACTCGACCAGGTATCTCCGGTCGCGCCCATGTAGGTCAGACTGATATCAGTGGGCTGAATGATTGCGCGGCGATCTGATCCGTATCGCCTTAGCAATACGGCCGGCCAATACCCGTTCATCGGCCCGATGTGTTTGGAGCCCAGGCCTTCGATAAACCCGCTGAACCGCGGCGCCTCGCGAAAATCAGTGAGCGCGATGGCTTGATTGCTGCCAACGCCATATGCTGAATCGCTGCGATGACCCCCGCCGCATCGGGATAGACGCCGGCCGCACCGGCCTTGGCCTCGGCGTCGGTCGCTTTCTCCACCAGGCCGGCGGTGGTCGTCGTCGCGGTGCGCGCGTTGAGGCCCGCCGGCGTCACCGCGCGGGCGTTGTCGCTGCCCTCCTTGGTTTCGGCGTAGGTGGCGAGCTCGACCATGCCCTGGGCGTTGGTGGTGGCCGCCGGGTGGTTGCGGCTGGCGGCATGGTCGTTGAGTTGCTTCAGCGTGGCGTAGGCGGCGAGCACCTTGTCGATGAACGCCTTGAGGGTGCGCGGGACGACGCCGCGGCGGGCGTCGCTGCCGGCGTCGACCTCGGCCTGGGTGGCGAGCTCGAGCACCCCGGCGACCTCGGTGGTGGCCGGCGGGTTGAGAAAGGCGGCGTCACCGAAGGTGATCGCGGAGACGTCGAGGGCTTCGACCACCAGGTCGGTGGCCAGCAGCAGGGTCGAGGGGGCGGCCTTCTCGATGATCCACTCGCTTTGCGAATAGACCGCGAAGAGCACGCCGGTGTCGGTGAACAGGCCGATCTCGCCGACGGCGTAGGTGTCGCTGCTCTCGTCCTGCACGCTGACGTGCAGGGTGTCGGCGGCGACCGCCTGGCCGGCCATGCTGGCCAGGCGCTTGATCGGTTCGCGCAGGGCGGTCTGGTCGGCGCTGGGGGTATAGCGGCCGCGGCCGAAGCCGATTTCGCTGAGGGTCAGGGCCGTGGTGCCGTCGTGGTCGGCGTCGACCAGCGCGGCGCGGCCGGCATCGGTGATGGTGAAGACGATGGCCATCGGGGGTCCTCTAGTGGGCGGTGGCCGCCAGGCGGCGGTAGACGAAGGCGCGGGCGCCGCCGGCGACGCCGACACCGCCTGTGGCGCTGAGCCCGGCGGTGAAGGTGAAGTGCGCGCGGACCGGCTTGGTGCGGGTGATCTCGTCGACGATGTCCTGCTGGAACGCGGCGCTGCGGGGCACCTCGGCGCCCAGGGTCATCACCACGTCGAAGGTGTGCGGCGGGCCCGGCTCGGCCTTCTGCCACCACTCGCGCAGGGCGAGGCTGGCGCCGAAGGAGCGGACCACGTCGCGCACGCTCTTGGCGGTGCCCTTGCGGCGCTGGATCTCGATCGCGTCGCGGATGCGCTGGCGCTTGATGCGTTCCGGCCAGTAGGGCTGCCAGGCATCCAGCGAGAGCGCCCAGGCGAGCCACGGCAGCAGCTCGGCGGGGCAGGTGTCCGGGTTCCACAGCGCGCGCAGCGGCACCGGCAGCTCGCTGGCGCCGGCGGCGGTGGTCTCCAGGGCGTGCTCCAGGGGGCTTGAGTTGGGCGGCAGCAGGCTGGCGCGGGGGCGCGGCTCACTCATCGAGACCTCCGTCACGCAGCGCGATCTCGGTGCAGTGGGTCGCCTGGGTGCGGTCGATCACCAGGCTCGCCGCGGGCTCGGCCAGCTCGACCCGCTGCACCCCGGGCTGATGCAGCGCGGCGTAGAGCCCGGAGAGGGTGACATCGAGCCCCAGGCGGTGCTGCTGCTCGGCATAGATGGCGGCGGCGGCGCGCGCTTCGCGCATCACCACTTCGCGGTCGGGGCCGGCGTAGAAGTAGAGGGTGGCGTCGATGCGGTAGTCGACGATCTCGGCGCTGCGCACGCTGACATGGTCGGTGAGCGGGCGAACGTCCTCCGCCGAGAGGGTGGCATCGACGTGGGCGAGCAGGGCTGCCGGGGCGCTGCCGTCGCCGTCGCGGGCGAGCACGGTGACCACTACCTCCCCCGGCGCCGGGCTGGTGGCGCTGGCATCCAGCACCTGGCCGTCGGCGGAGAGCGCATGGAAGACGTAGGCGCCCTCGGGCCGGCGGTGGAGAAGCCCTCCAGCGAGAGCTGGATGCGCCTGCGCAGGTCGGCATCCGTCTCCAGGGTCGCCGGCACCGGCGGCACGGCCGCGGGGTCGCCGGCGTCCAGGGTCTGGCGGGCGACGCCGAAGAGCGCGCCGAGGTGGTCGAGATCGGCGCCGCGGGCGTAGGCGAGCATCACCCCCTGGGCGGCTTCGTTGATCCGCTGACGCAGCAGCAGCTCGCGATAGGCGGCGGCCTGCAGGATCTTGTAGGCGGGGTCGGACTCGACGCTGACATCGAATGCCGGGGCCCGCGCGCGCAGATCGGCGAGCAGGGCGGCGAAGATCGTCTCGAAGTCGAGTGGCTCGACGATATCCGGCGCGGGCAGCCGCGAGAGATCGACGGCGGTGAAGCCTCCGGCCATGGTTTAGGTCTCCTGTCCCAGGGGGATGTCGAAGGTGAGGTCGGCGCCGTCGTCGATCCGCTCGGCCTGCACGCTGAGCGTCAGCCGCCCCGGCCGCTCAGCGGAGACGTGGCGCTGGATCTGGGTCACCCGAATGCGCGGCTCCCAGCGCATCAGCGCCACCACGCAGGCGGCATAGGCGCGCAGGGCGGTGGCGCCATCCAGTGGCTGGTCGATCAGCTCCGGCAGCAGCGAGCCGTAGTCCCGGCGCATGACGCGCGAGCCGAGGGGCGTGGTGAGGATGTCGGTGACGGATTGGCGGATATGCGCGACGCCCTCCAGCGCCGTGCCGCTGGTGCGATCCATGCCGGCCATCAGTTCACCCCATCCGTCTGGTCGCCGCCGCGCTTCACGCCGCCGTGGGTGTGGCTCGCGCTGATGTCGCGGCCGTTGCTGGTCACCGCGCCGGTGAAGCGGACGTCGCCAGCCATCGTCGCGGTCTGGCCGCTGGGCTGGCTGAAGTTACCGTTCAAGGTCAGATTGCCGTTGATCACGGTGTCGGCATTGAGCGTCGCGCCGGCGGCGGCGGTGGCGGTGAGGGCGGCAGCGGTGGTGACACTCACCGCGCCCTGGGCATCGAGACTGGCGGAGCCGGGCAGGGTGGCGCTCAGATGGCTGGCGGCGTGGTCGTAGGCGATCACCGCGCCATCGGGCATCTCGAGCTGGGTCAGATTGGCGTCGTGGCTCGGCGCCGGCACGGCATCCGAGTTCAGCGCCGGCAGCACCAGGGCGCCGCGCAGCTCGCCGCCGGGGGCGAGCAGCAGCACCTGCTCGCCCAGGGTGGGCGGATTCCAGCTGCGGGTGTGGCCGGCGCGGGCGGTCAGCCACGGCAGCCAGTCGGTGAGCAGCGCACCGCTCTGGATGCGCACACGCACCGCGGCGTGGTCGATCGCGGCGACACGGCCGACGCGGATCAGATTGTGGAGCAGACGGGCAAGTTCAACGGGATTCATGGCGCACCGGTGGCGGGAGACGGCATGCGCTCATGGTCCGTGGCGCGGGGCGGGCTGGCGAGCCGCGGGCGTTGTCGGCGGGGGTTCGACTGTTATCGCCCCCGAAGCCGGGCGTGTGCTTTTTATCGCCCCCGGGGACGGGCGTGTGCCGTTTATCGCCCCCGAAGCCGGGCGTTAGGCTTTTTATCGCTCCCGAAGCCGAGCGTGTGCCGTTTATCGCCCCCAGAGCCGGGCGTTAGGCTTTTTATCGCCCCCGAAGCCGGGCGTCAGGCAATGTCTGAAAAGTCGACGAGCGAAGGTCAGACCGGGGCGCGTAGCTAAGGCGAAAATTGGCGAGGGAGCGGAGTTTACAGGGTGTAAATGAGCATCCTGACCGGGCTGGCGCTCCAGCCAATTTTTAACGCCGTATGGGCGAGCGCAGTACTTTTCAGACATTGCCTAGGCCAGCGGGCCATCCCACTCGGCCACTAACCGATACCCCTCCTCACCCGCGCTCTCGTCGCGCACCAGCAGCTGCCAGTGCTCGGCGGGGCAGGTCTCATGCGCGAAGGCGGGCTGGCGGTGGTCGAGGGTGATCTCGCCGCTGTCGCAGTCATGGGTCGCCACCACGCGCTCCTCGAGCGGCACCCACAGGCGCAGATCGGCGGGCATCTCCCCGGCGAAGAGCCAGGAGAAGCGCAGCCCCGGTTCCGGCCCCAGCTCCGGCTGATAGCGCGCCAGCCACGCCAGCAGCGGCAGCATCACCGCATCCAGGGTGTCGTCGTAGGCGTGCAGCGTTAGCTGCGCGGTCACCGCGTAGCCGTGGGAGAGCGACGCCCCCGCGGCGAACCGGAGCCGCCCCTCATCCACCTGGGCCGAAAGCCGGTTCGGCATCCCCTGCAGCGCCGGTACGGTGCGCCGCAGGTGTTCAATCAGGGCGTTCAGCAGGTGCATGTCGGGTCTCCTTCAGAGTGGTCACCAGACCGTTATGTCGAATCGCGCAGGCGTGGTACTGCGCCGCCCAGTCGCGCAGCGTCAACACCACGCTGGCCCCGCTGCCGTCACTCAGCGGCGGCAGCGTCGTCGGGCAGCGGCTCAGCAGTGTCTGTTGGATCGGGGGCGCGGCCGGCGGCGGCAGCGTTGAGCAGGCGCACAGCGTCAGGCTCAAGGCAGACGCGGCGATAGATCGGCTTCTGAATCTCACGAATCACTCCCCGGTCGATGACCCGTTGATGGGCGTCGAGGGTGGCAAGCCGCGCCTCGACCACCCCGGCGATGACGGACTCCCGCGCCAGCGCTTGGCTGGTTGCCGCCCGGGCGGCTTCGAGCGCGGTGAGACGCTGGGCATCCTCGAACCAGCCGCGGCTGAACCAGCCACCGCCGGCGGCGATCGCCAGCACGGCGAGCATGGCGATCGTGCGCACCGTCACTCCAGCCCCGCCAGGCACAGCTCGCGCTCCGCTGCGCGGCGCTTGACCAGCCCCGGCAGCCTGCGGCCACCGGCATAGACCCAGCGCGCAAGCTCGTCGCAGGCGGCGCGCGTGTCGCCGGCGTTCAGCCTGGCCAGCAGGGTCGAGTCGCGAAACGCCCCCTCGCCGACGTTGAAGATGAACGAGGCCAGCGCCGCCCGGCGGGTCGGCGGCAGGGTGGCGTTGATCTCGGGTGCGACATAGCGGTCGATGGCGTCGAACGCCGCGCCCAGGTCGCCGGCCAGCAGCGCCTCGCAATCCGCCGGGGTCAGCGTCTGCCCCAGCGCCACCTCGGCTCCGGTATGCCCGGTGCAGATCGTCGGAATGCCGACAGGGTCGGGATATGCCTGCAGCTCGGTGCCCTCGTAGTGCTTCACCACGTTGATCGAGAGCGACAGCGCCAGGCCGCAGGCGCCGCCGATACCGGCGCCGCCGAGCCAGCGTTTCCAGTGGTTCATGGACGCCTCCGCCGGATACGCGCCCACCACTCGCGCAGGTTGCCGAGATACTTGGGCACGATCAGCCCGATCTGCAGCGCCAGATACGCGAGGGTCAGGACGGTGACCCAATCCGACGGCGTCATGCCGCCGGCATGCAGCAGCGAGACCAGCGCAGGTGGCGTGGTCTTGATCGCCTCGGTGGTGATATTCGACTGATGGGCCATGCCGATTCCTGCGTCGACGCGGGCCGGTGTGACGCTCACACCGGCCCGCGACGGGATGAAAGAAGCGTTGATCGGGCCGGGCTCAGCGCCACAGCTCAATCACCCGCGGCGTGGGTGACGGCGAGGCGATATCCGGCAGCACCACCGGCGTGGCGCTCGGCAGCCGCGGGCCCAGGGCGCACAGCCCGGGATTGTGCGCCAGCACCTGCACCACCAGATCGGTACGCCCGTAGTGGCGCTGGCACAGGCGATCGACGGTATCGCCCTGAAGACTCGACACGGTTCGCGGCACGCGCACACCCCCGGATTGGCACTCGACTCGCCCGGGCCCCGCGCCGATGAGCGGCGCGGGCACCCCGGCACCTCACGATCCCCCGAGAGTGCGACGCCCGCCCGCCGGCCTCAATCCAGCGCGAACGTCCACCGCCCGGCGACAACCCAGGCAAGCAGAAGCGGCGTGCCACGCGGATGGCAGAGCGCGCGCCAGAGCGTGAACTCGGAAGGCGGAACAGCGCGCCAGGCGGGCCGGAAAGATGACGAACACTTCCCCCTCACTCCTCGCGCCAGCGCGCGACAGCGACGGGGTATGCGTAGTCCAGCAGAGGCCAACTCGTTGTTTTATAACGATAGTGGCGTTGTCTTGTAATCAGTAGGTCTCGCCGCATCTACGCGAGACATCGGTCCGTGGCGGGGCGGTGTGGGAGGGAGATCGGTCGCCGAGTCGCAGGTTTATCGTCCTTCGTGAGAGGGCTGACGCGCTTATACTCGCTCGCGTCTAGGTGGGCGATGAGCGTGAATCAGGAGGTGGGATGAAGACGTTTGCCGTGCTCTTGGTACTTGGCTGTTTGGGGCAGAGTGCAGTCGCGCTGGCCGCCGACTGTGCCGCGTTCCGCTGCCGCTATGGGGACGTGCCACGTCCGCCCGAGCCGCTGATCGCGGAGCCCTTTCATGTCTTCTATGACCAGCCTACGACGCGGCCGATGCGACCCTATCGCGCTCTCGGGGCTGAAGAGATGTCGAAAGATAGCGCTTCCGAGCACAGCAATCCCGGTGGGGAGGAGGTGACGTCACCCAGACGCGAAGCGGCGGCGCCGTCGAGTGATTCGGTGCCGTAG